TTATTTCTTTTTGAATGCTATGTAGAGTGTTTCCCTACTATTTTTCCTTATTTCTGTTTTCAGCTTCCAGACTTCGCCGTCAATATGTATCTCGTACTCATTGTAACCAGTGACGCCTCTTTTTCTCTTCTTCTCTATGTTCTTGATGTCTTTTTCGGATGTCATATCCTTTACTTCTCCCAGTGGGCTGAAACGTATGAAAGAGAGTTGGTCCAGATGGCTAGCTATCCACTTGAAGGCGTTGATTTCTTCTATCGTACGGGCATGCTTGAGACCAAGTTCTAGAGAGTCTCTGGTCTGAAAATACTTTCCTGTTTGTAAGGAATTGGAAGACTTTGTGAAGTTGGTGGACTCTTTTATGTAACCTTTCTTTTCTGTACAGAGACGTGATGCCTCTGTGTTCATAGCGCATTTGTGCAGCCTTCTGCATGCTTCGCACAGCTGGTTGTCTGGAAGTGCCAGATTGACGTTCTTACCTTTCGCTACATCGCAGCTATTACACTTCTTGATGGTGTAAGGATTGTAGTCAGGAACCGCCTTGCCCTGCTTTCCGCTATTGAACCGGAAAATATTAAAGCGCTCTCCGTCTAAGGCTTCTTTTCCTCTGTCCATCGCTTCACCATGAGGCGTGGCATCATACTTCCATTTGAGAACCTGGACCACCGTACAGCGGCAGTTCCATCCATTTGGAGGGTAGTAGCTCTCCCAGAAAGGGTCACTCATCGGTAATGTTACTCTGTCGAGAGCAGCATGCTCCGGTCGCACCTTGTCATCATGGGCAGTTCTATACTGGAGATAGTATTCGTCACCATCCTCAGCAAAGCGTTCCCATTTGGCGGCCATGGTAGCAGAAGACTGTACGAAACCGTATTCTGCCCGAAGGTAGTTTCTGTTGTAGGTCTCGTTAATCTTCCGTACATCATTCAAAAAACGTTCGAACGGCTTTCTATCTCCATTCTCATCAAGCAAGCTAGGGAATGCCTCGTTAAGCTCGTGGAAGGTTTTCATGCCGGAGAAGATATAGTTGGAGCGGGTTAACCGCTCTCGCATCTTTTCGGTCATTTCCACCTTCTCGAAACTGGAATCCAGGATATCGGTGTGTTCCTGAATAAAATCCATGGCCTCGTTGCTTGACAGAATATTGATATCCAGATGTGCGCCGTGTTGACGGAAGAGCGCTTTCATCAGCTTGTCGAAACTGGAGGATATTTCCTGGTATCTCAGTTTTTTCTCGTCGGCTGATGTGAGTTGGATATTCATTTTGCCAATGATGGCTTCGTATCGGCTGTGCAGCCCCTTATAGTCATCGGGGCTTAGTCGAAAAAAGGTCTGGAGAGTTGCAGTCCAGGCTGCTGTATGCGTTCGCCTACAGGCATGTTGTATTTGTCTGCGAAATACTTTGGATCCACTTCGTAACGGTCAGAGATCATTTTCTCGTATTCCATCTGCTGTTCCGGTGTATAATCAACGCTTTCATCCCATGAAAAATGATAGCCTTTAAGCGGATATCCGTGACGGATCATGCGGGGTATGAGCTGATTATTGATAATGCTTGCCAGCATCTTCGCATCGCTCTCGACCAGGTTTTCAAACACTTTGAGGTGAGTCTGACTCTGGGATAAGGAGCTGCCATCCTCGATAGTCATAGTTTGCCCAATGATAAGCTTGGAGATTTCGCTGTTGGAACGGTCCACACGCTTGTCATAGACGTTGAACGCATCGCTCTTGGTGCTTTCGATGATTTGAATATCCGTTCCTTCGGGGAATAATGCCCATGGAGCGATATCCATGCCCTTGAGCATTTCTTCGATGCGCTGCTGGTCTGCCTTATCTCTGGAAGCAGTCTTGGCTACTCGCATAGGCATTCCGAAAACCTCGCTGAAGACATCCCATGCTGCGAGAACGTTCTTTTTCGGGATGGCGTGGAGTGCAGCCTTGAGATAGAGACCGAGGTCGTCGGGCTTTCCTGCCTCGATAAGGTTGTTGTACCATTCCGGCTCCCTATAGTCTATTCCCGTAGTCCAATCCTGTCCGAGGTCTGTAACTACACGATGATGTTCCGGAATTACGAATTTACGGTCGATAAGCTTTACTTCCGAGTAGCAGGGACATCCGTCTCCATCCTTCCTGATATCTCCCAGTTCTATCAGGGAATGCCCGTAATAGATAGAATCAAGAATGAGGCGGCAGAGTTCGTAGAACCATTCCTGGTCGAAATAATGCTTGAGTTCATCACAAGGCTTGCCGCTTTTGTCTTCGATGTTAAAAGACTTGGAAAGGACGAAGCCTGTGCGCTGGCCAATACATCCGGTAACATGGGCATCCGTGGCGGTATCTCTGTAGATATCGTAGAGCATCTGTCTGTTTGGACTCTCTATGCTGATAGCCTGCTGCCAAGCCTTGCGCCATTTCTGGATATCACTCTTGGTAAGAGCTTCGGTGGTGCGCTGAAGCTTGGATATGATATGCTGGGCATTTCTGCGGGTTGTCTTGTCGGCGAGGATGATGTCGCCGAACTTGGTATGCAGCAGCCGTGGCTCACCCTTGACGGCACGCCGGATGTCGTAGATGCCCTGTAATGTCTTGTCAAATAGATTCATCTTGCTTTATTTTTTGAATATTAAACTTGAATACGGATTACCAGGAGTGACGGTTTGGTCCGTTTCCCCACTTAACGCCATTAGTGTTAGCCTCACCTGTAGCCTCGTCTGTGGCTACAGGCAGGTCCGGAACTATTTTTCCAGCCGCAACCCCTTCTAGCCACTTGATGGCACGCTCGTAGCGTTCCTTGCGCACATCGCTGCCCATTCTCTGCGGTTGTGCTGCAATCATATTATAGAGAGCAATATCCGCTGCATACATCACTATCTGTCGGTTGCGGTCATTTCCTATGGCGGAGAAGACCTTGTCGCAGTCATATTTAGGACGGAGATAGCCTGCTATCTCTTCCACCGCTTCCTGAATGGCATTGTCGGCGTTAGCGTCGTCTGCCTGGGTGATGACCTTGAGTGCGGCTTCAGAAGCCACCACCTTGAAATCTTCTTGAGTAATAAACATATAAAAATACTTTTTAATTACCAACCATTTTTAGGAGGTCTCCGCTTGCCTATGCGCGGCTCGAAAGCATCGATGCGGCCTTGACGCTGTAGGATAAAGATGGCTCCCTCGTCAGCATCCGGAGCATCATCGTGTGCCCTACTTCCGTGTTCCAGGGCTAGCGTCTGCTCGATTTCCACCTGCATATCCTCTGAGTCTTTAAGGTTCTCGTTGTAGAACACCAGGCCTCGTTCCCATAAAGGGGCGACACTCTCGATACGTTGTAGCTTGTCGGGCTTTTTCCGGTTATCAGCAGATATCGGAAGCTGATAGCCCCGAAGTTCTCCTTCCTCGTAGAATTCATCAAGAGCCGTATCCTGCATCAGATTCGACTCCATATAGAACTGGATACTGGCTCCCTGCTCCATGGCTCTTTCATAGAGGTTGTATTGCCATCTTACCATCTCTCCGGTGGTAGCCTGACGCACGAAACAGTCTATCAGATGAAGTTCGCTACCCAGTTTTCCCCAGAGTCTGCACGCCTTGTAGTCGTTGGCTGTCGTGGATTTCCAGGATGGGTCTGTATAGCAGACCAGGGCATCATACTTGGTGAGTTTAGGCATACGCTTATACTTGATCCATTCGTGACGGAAGATAGAACCGTCGATGATAGGGTTATGCATCATCTCCTTATTCCAATCCCTGTAACCAACGAATTCCCGGTAAGCATCTACCTCCTCCCGTGTCCATTTCTCCTTCCATGTCGGTTCTCCGTTCTTATCTACGGCATACACCTTACTCAAGAAAACACCTTTGGTATTGGCGATGTTATAGAGTACGGAGTTCTTGGAAATCAGGTTGCCGACCATGATGAAACGGCCGCGGCCTACATCGAGAGAACCGAAGAGGGCAGACTTTACCCAGGATGTAAGTTCACGAACTCGTTTTTCGTTCTTGCAGAGCTCATCGTCATCAAGGTCATCGATGACGATGTAATCAGGGCGGGCTTCCCTATCACGGAGACCTCGGGGACTCTGACCGCGACCGCATGCCAGGAACTTGACACCGCAGTTCGCCTTGAATTCTCCGTCGGTCCAGTCTCCTCCGGCAGGCTTCTGTTCTCCGAAGTCACGCTTGAGGCGATCGTTGTACTCCAGTTCTGCCTGGATATCACCAAGGAGGCGGCAGGCGGCATCTTCACTCTTGCCGACTACTACCATGAAGTTTATCAGGCGTAGCGGCTGGAACATGAGCCACAAGGGGGTGAATACATCCATGTGGGTACTCTTGGCATGACCGCGCGGCCACATGAATACAGCCTTCAGGTTAGCGGTGCGCTTGACCTTGCTTGCCGCCTGGTTGTGGAATGGCGCATTGTGGATAGTACGGATCACCTTTCCGGTAGTCTTGTCCTTGAGTTGCAGGAAGTGAGGAAAGTAATACTCGCAGAAAGCAGCATAGTTCTGCTGTAGCCTGTGGATGCGAGCTTCCTTCTCGCTCTTGCCTTCTGGAGCCATGAGCGATGTATCTGTGAGCGCCGCAATCTGCTTGCAGTGCTCCTTCCATTCCTCTATGGCCTTTTTCTTTTCTGCTAGTGTTGCCATTATATATATGTATTAAAGATCGCAGGAAAAACCGTTCTGCATCTTGTCGGAGATGAAGAGATCCTGGTAATAATTAAATGTCTTGAGGAGTTCCGGTGTGATATTCGGGTCGTTCTGTGCCCGGAACTGCATCCATTTGCTGAATGCCATGAATACCTCGATGGCATCTACTACGTTAGCCTTCTTGTCAAGCTTCTCTATAACGGCTGACATTTTAGCCAGCTTGTCACCCAGTCCGGCAATCTTCGCAGCGTCACCGGAAGCATTGACATCGGTAATGAGGGTGTCGATACTATGGAGCAGCTTGTTTACCAGCTCCGGGCGGGTCACGCTTGTGGCAGCCCGCTGCTCCTTCCATCCTTCCTGGTTGGCCCATTTAGAGAGAGTCTGACGGGAGATGTCTATCTGGTCTGCTATCTCGTTCTGATCCTTGCCTGCCATATATAATGTTCTGGCGAGCTTTTTCTTCTTTTCTAATTCTGCTTTTGTCATGTTATAACTGTGTTTTAATGTGAATAAAATGGCGGGCTATGTTGAAACCCACTGCAAAATTGGCATTTTTTAGGGAGTCTGCCAAAAAAGTATGAAATGATTGCATACCTTTATGAAGCGATTGCAGCGTTTTTTGGAGGGTTCGTGGAAAGTTCGTAATATTGCAGTCGAAATTCAAAAACGAATCGCAAATGGGAAAGAAAGTTAGAATTAGCGATGAGAGCGTGAACTGCTATGGTACGCGCATCATTACATCAGGTATTGACCTGACACAGTACGAGCGCAATCCTGTATTACTGTATATGCATGACCGCAGTCAAGGTGTAGTCGGGCTGGTGAAGAACCTGAAGGTGGAAAACGGAGAGCTGACTGGAGAAATCGAGTTTGACGGAGCCACTGAGCTGAGCCAGCGGCTGAAGAAACAGTATGAGTTCGGGTCGATGCGCATGGTAAGCGCCAACTTGCAGATCCTGGAGACTTCCGATGATAAGAGTCTTGTACTGGAAGGACAGACTGCGCAGACAATTACCAAGAGCCGCCTCTTCGAGGTGAGTGCCGTTGATATCGGTGGCAATGATAACGCCATCGTGTTATACTCTCCGGATGGAGAACAGTTGCCGTTGATGAAAGGCGAAGAGAACGGAAGTGCTTTCCTGCCTTTGTTAAATAGTAATATTAATCCTCTTAAAAAAGAAGTAGAAATGGAATTGAAAACTTTAGCCCTTCAGCTGGGGCTTAGCGAAACAGCTGACGAAGCTACCGTCTTGCAGAAGGTTAGTGAGTTGAAGTTGAAGGCCGAGGGTGCAGCAGCACTCCAGAAGCAGGTTGACGAGTTGAAGACGGCGCAGGAGGCGCTTGCTCTTGCCGGTATTACAGCCGCCGTGGATCAGGCCGTAAGCGAGAAGCGTATCGATGCCAGTATGAAGAACCATTTTGTCGAGCTTGGCAAAAAGGTAGGTATTGATACATTGAAGTTGACCTTGTCGGCTATGCAGCCACAGGGTAAGCTCTCCGCACAGTTGCACCGTACCGATACTGGTCAAATCGTGGCAGAGGAAACAGACTTCTCCAAGTACGAGAAGCTGAGTGCCGTTCCTTCCGGCAAAATGATGGATCTGCACGACAATCATCCTGATGAATTCGTTCGCCTCTACAAGGCTGAGTACGGATTCGAACCAGCTTAATTTCAAGGTAACATAAAAATATTTTATAATTATGAATAAGTTGATTAAAGTGTTTTCCGCATTGTTGTTCAATGCAATTATGGGTGCTCTTATTGCACTCTTGTTGGGATATAATCCATTCTGGGGTGCAGCTGTTGCCTCCCTTGTTGCTATCGCAGCAGGAACGTTTATGCCAAAGGGTTCTGCTTACGCAGGCGTTCTTAAAGAAGTATGGACTGGAGAGCTTATCAGGGCTCTGCGTGCCTACCTGGATGCTTCTTGGCTTGTAGGCGTGCCAGACCAGAGTTCTGTCGTGGATAATGATGTAATTCATATGGTGGATGTCGGTGCGGACCCTCAGGTGCTGGTTAATAACAAGACATATCCTATCGAAGTCCAGGAACTCGAGGATGGAGACAAGACCTTCTCTCTCGATAAATTCCAGACAAAGGTTGTTCCTGTTACCGACGACGAATTGTATGCACTGAGTTACCCCAAGATGGCTCGTGTCAAGGAGAGTTGCGCCAACGCAATCAATGACACCAAGTATGCCAAGGCTGCCCATGCGCTCTGTGCCAATGAGGACACCGCCAAGACTCCTGTATTGGTAACGTCTGGCGCCGTGGATCCTGTGACCGAGCGAGTTAAGCTCTGTATGAACGATCTGGTGAATCTGAAGCGAAAGCTTGATGAACTGGGTGTTCCTCCAACCAACCGCCGACTTGTGCTCTGTACTGATCACGTGAACGACCTGCTCGAGACGGAGCAGACTTTCAAGGAGCAGTACAACGTTGACCGCAATGACGGCAAGGTCGGTAAGTTGTACGGTTTCGATATCTACGAGTTCGGCGCCAACCCTACCTATAGCACCACAGGCAAGAAAAATGCGCTGGGTGCAGTGCCTAAGGCTGGCGAGTTCCAATGCTCATTCGCATTCTACGTGCCTCGTGTGTTCAAGGCTACAGGTAGCACCAAGATGTATTATAGCGCCGCAGAGAACGATCCACAGCAGCAGCGCAATCTCATCTCATACCGTCATTATTTCATCTGTCTGCCTATGAAGGAAGACGCTGGCGGCGTAATCCGTTCAGGCTATAACGCAGGTTAACCGATGGCAAAAATGAAATATCTGGTAATCCACTGCACTGCCACGCCGGAAGGTCGGGAGGTGACAGCCGCCGACATCCGGCACTGGCACTGCGACCCTCCAGCCAAGGGCGGCAGAGGATGGAAGCAGGTGGGCTATACTGATCTTGTGCATCTGGATGGCAGCATAGAACGCCTGGTAGATAATAACGAGGATGCTGAGGTGGATCCATGGGAGATTACCAATGGTGCTGCTGGCTATAATGCCGTGAGCCGGCATATTGTCTATGCAGGAGGTGTGAGTAAGCACGACGGTAAGCCGCTAGATACTCGCACCCTAGAGCAAAAGAAGGCTCTTGCCGATTATGTGAGAAACTTCCACAACCGCTTCCCTCAGATCCGTATTGTTGGGCATAACGAGCTGAATCCAAAGAAAGCCTGCCCGTCTTTTGATGTCCAGGAATGGCTTCGCTCGTTAGGTATCAGGCAAGCGTAGATTTTTTCAGTAATAGTTGATAGTTTATTAGGTTAAGAAAGGTTTGAAAGGCGATGACAGACATCATACTAAACATACTGCAGTGGGCTATCCTACCGGGCGGCATTGGTACTGCCATCGCCTGGATAGCCAATCGAAAGGTGAAGGAGGCTGAGCAGGCGAAGCGCATACATGACACCTTCAAGGAGATGTATGGCGACGTGAGCAAGGAGCTCCTGGCAAAACAAAAAGAACTGAATGATGCAGCAGAAGATAATGCAAAGGCTATCGAGGAACTCAACAAGGAGAACGCCCGCACCCGCTATGCACTTAATAGGCTCACGCGGGCTATTGAGGCTATTCAGCTTTGTCCTCATCGTGCTAGCTGCCCTGTCAGTGGTGAGCTGCGCCACGACGAAGACGACCAGGAAGGAACAGAACCTGGTGCAAAGCGTACAAAGCGCCGACAGTGCAAGCCAAAGTCTGAGTCAGATGGTAAGCCAGGTGAAGACAATGGCGATGTGGTCCCAGCCGATAGCGAGCGACACGGTTCGGTTGAGCATTCCGATGAATAATCTTCTCTCTCTGCCGCAGGGCGCAAGCTATAATGGTAAGCATGGCCGTGCTAACGTGAAGGCGTACGTACAGCCGAATGACGGTGGCGAAATGCCAACGATCATCGTAGAGGCATCGTGTGACAGCTTGCAGCAGCTGTGCCTTCGGTATGAGAGTGAGCGAGACTCCTTACGAAACCAGGTAAGTCTGCTTAGCAGACAGATGGAAATGTCGTACAGCAATAATAATAGAACGGAGCAGAAAAAGCCTCCTAACGGCGTTTGCCTGGATTTGTTTTTTATTATCGCAGGTATTATAACCTGCTTGTTTTTAATCTATTTAATCAGAAAAAAATATGGGTAACGTATTAGACGGAACAGACCTTATTCTTTCAGTTGGGGGTAAGGCATTGGGTTACAGTACCGGGTGCAAGATTACAACCAGCACAGAGACTGGCGAGCGTGTAACAAAGGAAGCTTCCGCAGGCAAGTGGAAGGAGAAGTATGTAAAGAGCTTCTCTGAGAGTATCAGCGCTGATGGTGTCGTGCTGACGGGTAGTAATGCAGAAATGCCTACCTATGATCAGCTGAAGGATCTCCAGCTGGCAGGAACTCCTGTCGAGGGAACCTATTCTGTTCGAGAAGGTGATGGCCGTGAAGGCAAGACTGCCGGACAGTACAAGGGTAAATACATCATTACCTCGCTCGATCTCGATGCGCAGGCTGGTGAGGATGCGAAGTACAGTGTACAGCTTGAGAATTGTGGTAAGGTTGAAAAAATCGGCGCAGGCTTGCAGGGGACAGCAACCGAATGACTGAATACCGATGATGCCGGGAATGACGAATCCCCGGTTTCGGCCGTAAGTGAAACGTCTTTAGAATCTGAAACGGATGAATAAAATCATGATTAAAGTTGGTGACATGGAGTTTCCCTGTCGCCTCACTATGGGAGCGATGCTCCAGTTCAAACGCACTGTCGGTAAGGATGTCAGTCAGATGAACTGGGAGGATATGGAAGAACTGTTAACGCTTATGTGGTGCTGCGTATCGAGCGCCTGCCGAGCCGATAACATTGAATTCTCCATTGACTTCACGATGTTCTGCGACTTAGTGTCTCCGGCAGATATGGCTAAGTGGAATTCCGCAATAGCTGAAGCGAATGAAAAAAAAAGCGAGAAGGAACAGTAAATTCCGAATCGGGCAATGATGATCCGGTGGATGTGGAACATCTTCTGGGTATAGCTATGGGGTGTATGGGGATGAGCATGGATGACTTTTGCCGATGCACCCCATCTGAATACTATGCAGCGTATGAAGCTTGGCATGATGCTGTAGATGCTGCGGAACGTGGCAAGTGGGAACGGGTAAGAATGCAATGCCTGTGCATCCTGCAACCCTACTCGAAGGATAAGCTCAAGGCTAGAGATATTATGCAGTTTGCCTGGGATAAGGAAGTGCAGACTGAGATTCCAGAAGCGAAAGAGGAACTCAGTCGTGAGGAAATCATGAAAAGATACAAGATAGCAGCAAAGAGGGCTGGATTACATTAGCTTAGATATTGTCGTCTTTTATTGTCATGAATCCCCAAAGTAGAAGAGATACGAAAAAGACAGCGAGACACCAAACCATGGCTTCTGCTAACCATGAAGGCGAACCATGTCTCATGGCTAAGTCGCAAAAATACATACCGAACAGAAAGCTCAGTACGGAAATCAAACCAATAGCGGTTCTTGTTGTGTTGGGTTTTACTTCGTATTTCATAATTTTCGTTTTATTTTAAACACGCTGCAAATATAATAAAAAAGACGCAATAATCCAAATTAAATATCGCAAAAATGGCTAATGAGGTAAAATTTAACATTCGGCTCAATATAGACGGTAAAGATAGAGTGGTTGTTGCCACAACTGCTGTAGATAACCTGAGACACGTGGTGAATAGTGTCAATGAAGCCACAGAAGATTTGAAGGGTAAGCTTATTAATACCAATCAGATTACGGAGGCGTGGAGAAATGTTACTGATGCCTTCCAGCAGATGGTGGGTGACCTTAATCAGGTTACAGCGGAAAGCCGGACTTTTGGAGCGGCCATGGCTGCGGCTAATACCATGGCTGGTAAGAGCGGAAAGGAATTTGCGGCAATGAAGCAACAGGTAGCAGAACTTGCCGAGGAAATACCAATTGCGCGTGATGAACTTGCAGGCGGTCTTTATCAGGTTATCTCGAATGGAGTTCCGGAAGACAACTGGATTGATTATCTCCGTTCTTCGGCAAAATCCTCTGTGGGAGGTATTGCCAATCTAGGAGAAGTGGTAAAGGTTACTTCTAACATTATCAAGAATTACGGACTGGAATGGAGTGATGCTGGAGAGATACAGGACAAGATACAGTTAACCGCAAAGAACGGTGTTACCTCGTTCGAACAGATGGCGCAAGCCTTGCCGCGTGTTACGGCTCAAGCTTCGACGTTAGGAGTGTCGATAGATGAGCTGATGGCTTCATTCGCTACTCTTACCAACGTAAGTGGAAATACCGCAGAGGTTAGTACTCAGCTTGCCGCTATTTTTACGGCTCTTATTAAACCTTCGAGCGAAGCTACAGAAATGGCCCAGCAAATGGGTATTCAGTTTGATGCAGCGGCTATTAAGGCGGCTGGTGGAATGCAACAATTCCTAGAGTCTCTTAGTGCAGAAGTAAAGCGATTCTCTGCATCGAGCGGTATGTTGGAACAGGAAATCTACGGCAAACTTTTCGGTAGTGCGGAAAGCCTTCGTGCTATCACTCCTTTGGTAGGTAATCTGGCAGATAAATTCAGAAGTAATGCTACAGAAATGCAAAACAGCGCAGGAACGGTTAGCAAGTCCTTTGATATCATGGGTAGTACAGGAAGCGCTAAGATTCAACTTCTGAACAATAAACTTGGTGAATTCACAGACGTAATACAGGGAAGTATTGGTAATACTCTTCCGTACGCAAATTTTGCGTCTCAGCTGATTATTACTACCAATGCAGCTTGGACTCTGACTAGAACTATTACTAATCTTGGAGTTACGTCCAAGGTTACTTCTGCGATTGTAGCTATGTTTAGTCCTATCTGTAAGGTGGCGTCTGCTGCTTTTACAGGTGCAGCTGTAAGCGCTGAAACCTTAAGACTAGCAATTAGAAGCTTATATATAACAGCTGGTGTTGGAATAGCTATTGCTGCTCTTACAGAAGTGATTAATCATCTGTCTGCTAGCAATGACCAGGCAGCAAGTAGTGTGGATAACCTATCGCAAGCAGAAGAGAAGGCTAAGCAGGCGCACGAGCAAATTGCTCAGCAGATATCATCCGTACGTAGTGAAATGTCGCTGAATATCGCCAAGCTCAAAGATTTCAAGGGTAGCAAGGAACAGGAGAAGACTCTGGTGCAGCAGATGAATAGCAAGTATGGGGAGGCCATGGGCTATTATTCGACCGTATCACAATGGTATCAGGCTCTTACCGCAAATTCTGAGGCGTACTGTAACCAGATGATCAATGAGATTAGATTGAGGGAACTTGCTAACCAGGCAGCAGACCTGATCAAGCAGCAGCACGATATTAAATATGATGAAAACGGGAAGCTGAAGAAATATAGCAAGAAAAATAAAACTAAAACCAAGACAGTAGGTCAGATAGATGCTGGTGACGGCAAGATTATTCCTATTAAGCAAAGGGTTGAAATCGAGGGCACTAGCCAGCTTGATGATGCTAACAGAAAGATGACTTCGCTTTACCGTCGGCAGCAGAATGTGAAAAAGCAAATGGAGTCCATCGTCAAGAATGGACAGAAAATAAGCTTCAAGCATACTGCCGGGTATAGTTCGACTCCTCCACCATCATCTTCCGGCAATACAACAAAAGGCGGAGCGACAACTACAACGAAGCCGGAAGTGAAGGAGAAGGCTCTAGAGGGTAGTATTGATTTCTATGAGGAGGAAATTAGGGAATTGCAGAAGAAAATCAATGCTTCGGCTGATGAAGCTGCCGCCAAGAGTCTTCAGAAGATCATGGAAGGAAAGCAAAGGGAGCTAGGAATGCTGAAGGTAAGGCTAGGTATCGAAAGTGTTCCTGATATCGAGGTTAAGAAAAAGGCTGAAGATATATTATCGGATATAGATGGGCAAATTGACCATCTCAAGCTAAAACCAATAGAGATTAAAGTTGAAGGACTAGAAGATCTGGGGAAATTGCAATCTCTCGGTAATATCGATCTCTCGAGTTTTCAGAACGTCCAGCAGCAGCTGCATACCATTAATGGAATCTCTAATTCTACAGCCAAAGGACTTGCAGTAGCCGGAGAGAGCTGTGCAGCGCTTGGAAGCGCCATGCAGCAACTTGGTTCCGACAGTGCGGCAGCCAAGGCTGGTATAATGATGGCCGCTGTAGGTCAGATTGTTCTTTCCTTCGCACAAGCGATGACCTCTACCAAGACCTGGATAGACTGGCTTGCCTTCGGTATTACAGGTGCAGCACAGTTGGCTAGCATTATTGGTATGATAAGCAAGTTTGCTACAGGTGGTATTGTTGGAGGTAATCAGAAAAGCGGTGATAATATCCTGGTTCGTGTTAATTCGGGAGAGATGATCCTGAATGCAGCACAGCAGGCTAGGCTTTTTGCAATCGCCAATGGCGCATCCCTCTACGGAGCTGCTGCTCAGGTTGGTTCTGGAATCTCTGATGGATTTGCTCCAGGAGTAAAGGCTTCTACAAGTCGCTTGCAGGGTATCCTTGTCGAGAACGACCAGACGCCGATAGATATCAACTTGCGCCTGCGGGGAAGAGATATTGTAGGCTCTGTAGCGAATGAGACAAGAAGTAATCGCAAGCGGAGTAATATCCGTATCAGATAATAGTATTATAACATTATTATAAAAGCATTAGTAGGTTATGTATATACACGGTTATTATTATAACAGGCTAGAAGAGAAAATCTCCGTTTATATTCTTATTCGAGGAGACCGATCGGAGAAAGTGGAGATAGGCGGCGATGGTAGTGGAATCACCTTCTCTGATGACCCAGTGGAAATTACCTCGCAGGTGAATGATACGTTCGACCATCTACTCTGTTCGCAGGCTTCTATCCGCTTGCTCTGTAAAAACTATATAAAAGAATTTTTCTCGGGGTCATGTAGGGATGCTGTGGTGAATATCTATCGGGGAACAAAATGCCTATTTGCCGGATATATCGAACCTCAGACTTTCTCGCAGGGATATAATGAGTGTGAGGATGAAGTAGAACTGACTTGTGTGGATGCACTCTCAGCCCTTCAGTATTCAAAATATAAGAATGTCGGTTCGCCTTTAGTGCTATATAATAAGGTAAAGGCAGAGGCGCAGCAGCGTACCTTCCATGATATCGTGATGGATATACTGAATGGAGTGATGGATGGTATTGATATTCTCGGCGGTCATGATAAGCCATTATACTATGATGGTAGCAAATATGTGGCCGCGGAAAAGGACAAACAGTATTCCATACTACAGGATATTAGTATTTCGGAGCTTCTCTTTCTGGGTGATGAGGAGGATGATGTCTGGACTCAGGAGGATGTATTGACTGAGATTCTGAGATATCTCAATCTCCATATAAGACAGGATGGATTAAGTCTCTATCTGTTCTCCTGGGAGACAATCAGGAGCGGTAAATCTCACCAGTGGCATAATCTCAAGGGTGTCGATAATTTGTTCATCGATCCTAAGATATTAGATATTACTACATCTATCGTAGCAGACTGTGATACGCAAATTAGCGTAGCGGAGACGTACAATCAACTCAAGCTGACAGCTGATGTGAAAGAAATGGAGAATGTCGTCAAAAGTCCACTCGATAGTGATGCGTTGTGTAATGCGTTTCTCGGCATGCAGAAGTATATGACAGAGTATGCTTCCGATGGTGAGGGTAAAAGAGCCTATAATGGATTTTCCGAACTGGTGGGGCATGGTGGTACTAGTTATGATGCTGGTTCGGTGGTCGATTGGTATGTCCAAGTAAGGAAATGTCAGGACTGGCGCTTCTATGGAGCTAAGAAAAAAGATCTTGTAAAGGACTTATGCCAGGGTTCGAATCAACAGGATGCCGTAAACTATCTGGGAACTGTGCCAGGCGCCTCGATGCTGTTATCTGTTGGCAGTGTTAAGAAGACGAGCGGCGGACAGGACAATTCGCTCGTGTCAAAAATATCCATGACCGATTATCTAGTAATAAGCGTAAATGGCAATGGCAAGGATGGGGAAAGCGAATTCTATCCTAATGACTCGGACCTCTTAGAGGCGATACCATGCGCAGAATATGTAGGCAATGAGGTTGGCGGTGTGTTCTCGCCAAGCGACGGAAATACAACCAATTATATTGTGATTTCAGGGAAAATGGTAATGAATCCACTAATGAGGATGACTGCTAATTATTATGACCTAAAAAACAAGCCTTGGGTGTCTGGTATAATTGGTAAACCTAACGAGGTTTATGTCTGGCATAATACTGTGCCAAGTCGCAATAACGGAGACGGCCGCTATTACACGCGCAGATATTGGAAAACGAAGAGCTGGAGAAACGAGGTAGTGTCAGATGACGCTATGGATAAGAAGAATGATGGCGGATTTATGCCATTTACGGGTGAAGGTCCGCAGGAGTTTGAATTCAAATATAGTGCGTTCGGTGACAGTACGGACAAATTATCGAAGGTCGGCGTGATTCAGTGTATGTTGATAATAGGTGATAAATGCGTAGTCGAAAAACGTCCAGGGCAGTTTCTAGGAAGCGACAAGGTGGCAGGGACAGGTAACGGGCAGCTGTCTGATTATGTCTGGATGAAGTATAAGACCAGGGAGGAATGCTCTTCTGACGATGAATATTATCAGCAGAGTTTTTCTGTTGGTTTCGACCCTAAGATTGGGGATAAAATCATTGGTACGGAGTTTTCCATACAGAACAATCTGAGATATACAGATAGTGTGGATGCGGATGGGACCGCCATTCCGGTTCGCATGACCGACAAGGTACATGGTGCTGTTAAGTTCATTATCCTCGGCCCCGTCAACAGTGTGTGGGAAGAGATTACCCGGCGACATCCTACAGCCTTCCGGCATACCAAGTGGTCGAGCAATACGAAGCCGATTCTCTCCCATGTGAGCGACATCTTATTGGAAGAGCTTGAGATAAAGGTTGTAAGCGATCATGGAAAAGTTGGCAGCGATGGCGCGGAGAACGATCTGATATATCTGAGTGACACGAAAGAAGATTTTGTAAATACCAAGGATGATCTCGAGATGAAAATTACTACCGCTTTGACATCTGAAGAATGCAAGACGCTTGGTGTAAAGAATGGTATTAGTCTTTCTGCACCGCTGAATGTTGTTACGGAGTTGAGTTTGCTGGGTATTTATAATCGTAGCAACGGTGAGCTGGCAAAGCCGGAACAGCATTATGTTAATGATTATTGGCAGGAATGGCATGAACCAAGAGTCGTTATGGAACAAAATCTGATGGATGAGCACGGTAATGTTTCTCCATTCGATTTGTATCGACATCCTGCGATCGGCAAGACCTTTCATGTACAAGGTATCAGCTATAATCTAACCAGTGGCACTGCTCAGATGACGATTAAAGAGATATTCTAATTATATTCTAACAATATTATAAAGTCGTATGATAGAAACAAAAATCATAGTTAAACCCAAAGGAAATTCCGGAACTGGCAATAGTTCCGGAGCGGCTGGCTATGGAGGTGAGTATGTGTCTGAAGCTGATTATGCTGCTAGAGCCGGTAAGGCTAAGAAGGCGGAGTCTGCGGATCTGGCAATGCGCGCCAATACGGCTAATACAGCTGATCGTGCAAAGTACGCCGACAAGGCGGGAGAACTTGACGAAGAAGCAGAGGTCTTACAGAGATACATTCGCAAGGATATAGACGATACGGCTAAAGGTAAGATTACCTTCGAGGATGTGATATATCTGCTGAAAGGGTTGCAGCTTGGAGATGGAAAGAGCCAGATAACTGACGAGGGATTAGCGAAACTCTATGCCTTCATGACATACAATTTCGTTTCCGGGGCTTATGGTTCCGGCGCAAGTATCGATAATAATGGTGACGCAGAGATGAACAGCCTGTTCGTCCGTCAGTTTATCTCTGCTCCTAAGTTTGTCTTCAACGAAATCTCTGTAACCAAAGCAGAGCAATGGAATACCAATGGCTATGGAACCATCGAGAGCGTAGACTTAGAGAATCATGTCATCACGCTTCATCTTGAAGAGAATGATTATGGCTCTTTGCAGGTGGGCGATATCTGTCGTGGTATCTATGCCGATATTGATAACGTCCATGGCGCGGATAAAAATACTGAAGGTGCGCTGGATGATTGTAACTTCGTTCTGCATAAAGGTTTCTTCACTACTTACTTTTATGTGAAAAAAATCATCACTAGCGAGAAGGGTAAGTTCGTATTCGAATATGGTAAACGTTCGGAGGCGACTCCGGATCCTTGTGCCTATATGGATTTTGCCCAATATGGTAGCTTTACTGATGGCAAGCGCCAGAGCAGCATGTATTTCTCTTCGAGGGGAAACAGCTATATCGAGGTGCTGGATGGTGTATGCAACTGGGAGATATATACAGAGAACCGCGTATGTCGATACGGATGGCTCGGAGGACTGGCTATCAAGCGAAGAGACGGATCGTATATCCATCCTTCAGGCAATGGTATCTTCGTACAGGATAACGTATACTTCGGCGGCAACGTGGAGTATCTCGGTGATATTCTTGGGCTCGATGACCTGAAGAACGAGGCGAAGGCTTATGATGTGAGTCTCTCGCAGTATCAGAGTGTCATCACGGTAGATGATATGGGTAATGTCATTAATGGTCTCTATACTCAGGATGAGGGCAAGGCTACCAAGCAGTACCGCATCTCTACGGCCGTCTTCGTGCGCAAGGGTATGGATATCCTGCTTGAGGAAGATGAGCATAGCGAGAACGTGACAGAAGGCCATTATCGCTTGCATGTAGTAAGCGAGGACTGCGACGTAGATGTGAAGAACTCTACCGTTTTCATCAAGGGTATCAGGAACATCAAGGATGGTGTTGCCGGAACTGCAGATGATACCAATTTCGATTACGCAGCTATGCGCAAAATGTCGGATGCGATGGTGACTATCGTCGTAGAACTGGAGGGAAAGACCTCGAAAACTGTACAGATGCCTATCCGCATCCAGCACGACAGCCTTCCTTTTATGGTGTGCGATCTGAGTAATGAGAGTGTATCGGTGGCATGGAATACCAGAGCCGGTAAGTATATCGGTTTCCCTATCAAGACCAAGGTTTCCCTCATGTATCACAATGAACCATGGGAGATTTCCTCGCTTAATATCTCTAGTGTAGCAGGACTGAAGACTTCGATGACTATTGACGGCAAGGCAAAGATAATCACCATTGATGCTGATAATCTTACTGCCGATACTCTCGACCAGGTTACGAAACTGGACATCACGGTTGTGGGCAAATATGCCGGAGCCAGCTACGAGTACACCCGAGAGCTTACCATTTTGAAATCGTCTGATACAGTAGTCTACGAGCTGATACCATCTGCCGATAGCGTGATTATAGACAATCAGGGCAATATGAGTGCAGAAAGTATCTCATGCGATATATGGGCAACGTCATCCGACGACAAGAGGTATAAGCTGACAGAATTACCGGCAGGGTATCATCTGAAGTATGGAACTGCTGATACTCCTGATACTAACATGGAAATAGGCGCAGAGGTATCTGTGCAGAGTAATGCCCGTCAGGTGGTGTTCGCTTTATACGATGCTTCCGGAAATGTACTGGATAAGGAGAGCGTTCCGGTACTCACCTGTGGAGCGGATGGCGATGGATATGAGTATATCTATTATCTCTCTGACCAGTCTGATTCGAGTTTCATTACACGGCCTTACCGTCAGCAGGGCGCCTTGCAGCCTAAGGGATGGCAGGATGATCCGATGGAGCCGACTCTGGAAAAGCAGTATGTATATGTGGCATACAAGGCGGGAGAGGTAGGATCGGACGGCAGTTTCTCTGAACCTAAGCTCTTCAATCGTTACCCGAAGAGTATTTCAAGCATCGAAACCTGGTATTATGCTGCAGGTAGTTCTGATATAAACGAGAGTCCGACATTATTCAGAGAACATGGCAGTAAAGACTTCAGCCAAATTACCTTTGACGATGTTACTCCGTGGCTGTGGATAATGAAAATCACATGGTTTACGGATGGGGACGAAATTATAACCTTTTCATGCGGTGGTTATAAAGCGAAGGATGGTGAGGATGGTAAGGATGGCGATGGTCTCATCGTAGGCTATCAGTCTTCAGCTTCAGAACCATCAGTTCTTCCTGTCTTAAAAACGCTTGCCGACTATAATAAAGCGCAGGATAATATTGGCAGCGGCTGGACCAAGACGGCTCCTACTACGGGCGGTAAGAGTATCGTGCTGGGTGGTAAGATTACAACAGATGAAATTATCGACCGGTACAACAGCAGTACTAGCGCATGGGGAACAGAAGAAAGTGAAATTCTGTTAGATGGCATCAAGCAGAAGAAAACTTTCTATAAAACTCCTTCCTCTCTTGGTAGCAACGGCAAGTGCATACGTCGTATTAAGGTTGTTAACCATTTCCGGGATAGCTATCTCAGAGTGATGCTGAAGTCTTACTCAGAAACCAACTATGATCTGGTATGTATCTCCCGCCTCTATCTGCCGTCTGAGGTTATCAATAGCGAGGGCAAGCAGATAAAGGAAGATAGCGAATATCTCAACAGATCGGAGCATGCCTATGTAATAAGCGGCGACGGCCAGAGTCTTGTTGCTAAATTATCCATGCCTGATGCAGGAGAATATTATTTCTTCATCGGATATTTCAAGGATGGCGGCATAGACAGCTACGGCGACTATGGTCTCTTTGCCTGGCAATCGATGATAGCTCTTACTGAGAGTTTATGGCGTACCGACGGAACCGTAGATGCTGTAGGCAACATAACCTGGAGCAAGGCGATGCCGATGCAGGCTGAATCCATCGTTATGGAGCGCGCCTATATCGCTACCACTAACGATACGGAGACGCCAGCTAAGCCTTACCGTACAAATGGCATCCTTCAGGGAGGATGGACGGCAAAACGACTGGCTGTATCGTCCACAAACCGGTTCATCTGGGAGTCTGTTCGTACAGGAAAACATGGTACAGACTCAGTTCAGGACGATTGGAGTCAGCCTGTTGTGGTAGCCAACTTTGCCGAAGCCGGAAAGATGGGTAAGAACGGCTGCATCGTCCGAAATTCTGAAGGATGGAAGAGCGGGACAACCTACCACAATGACTCTGCCCTGACCCTGGAACAGAAGTATCTCGATCTGATATATATCGAGGATAGTAATGCTAACGATGGTTGGTCTGTCTACCAATGCAACGTTACGCATACGGCTACGGGCAGTTCCTTCGACCCTTCGGCAGTTGACTCTAACAACAATAAGCTATGGGTGAAACTGAGTGATGCCGGTCCGATGTATTGTCCTCTTATCGTGGGAAAGAATGCGGTTCTGAAGTTCGCCCAGGGCCAACAGTTCAACCTGATGGAGGGTAACAATATCTTCGGCTCGTTCCGATGGGTGAAGAATGATGCGGATTATGCGTTCTGGATAGGCGGTACTGAAGGCAGCAAGGCTACTACTTCTATAACTAGAGGTGGCAAGCTGACAGCAAAGGATGCCGTGATTATAGGAACGATTTATGCAACTTCAGGTCAGATTGGCGGATTGAAAATCACGGATGCGGGTCTGAGTATCGGTTCGTATTCTAGTGATTCTAAAGGTTGGGAACTCAAGAATGGAACAATGTTGGAACATAGTTCGCTTTGGCTGGCCCGTACTAATTCCTGTGTCAGAGAAGTAGCAGCAGGTAGGGCTGCTGATTTGTCGCCAGTTATAAACTCTGATGGTACAGTTTATCACAGAAATCAAAGAGCCTGCGATATGTATGGCTCTGCTTTAGAGGGATATGCCAATAATAATACGGTGATCATCCGTAAATATAGTCTCTACGATTATGGTACCGGAGATTATCAGGCCGTACGTGATTATAGTGACCCTTCTGCTGCGGCACTCAACGTTGATACTGACGGAGGTATCGGAATCCGAAGTATTGGCGGTAACCTGCTTGGATGTATTGCGCAGAATGTTTTATCAATGTCGGCTGCAGGCAATGTACAGCAGAATGCCATCAATAACAACAGAGTAGGCATTATTCTTATGACTAACAGTAGCGCGGTGGATATAAAGTTGCCGAAATACCCTATGACGGGGCAGATGCTCATTGTTATACAGGGTAATAGCAGGATATATTTCGACCCTGTTGTTTCAGGCAGAAGGCTATATTGCTGCGGCAAGATACATACAACCTCAGATAAGTTTTATTCTGATGATGTCGGGCAGTTTAATATTCTGATCTGGGATGGATATAATTGGCAGTTGCAGTATATATATCATTAACAAAATATAAGAATATGAAGATAAATCTGGAAAGAGTAGAGGTCTTTACTGACCTCAGTAAGACACAATGCGCAGTAATGGATATGCGCAAGGAGATAGCTAACGTCATCTATGAGCACGGGCGGGGAGTAGCCTGCTCCGTGCTCGCCCATAAACTCTACGAAACGCAGGGCGAGGTGGAGATTGACGATAGCGAGAAGGAAATCATCAGTCGTGTAGCCGAGCAACTGCTTACTCCGGCTGCATGCGAGGGAGTTATGAAGCAGATAAAACCAGAATAGTATTATGGCAGCAGTAAACATCAACGACGTAGCCAGCCAGCTGAATACGGCATCTCGCCTTGTGATGAGTACCGACTTCTTCTGGATCTACATGGCTAACGGCTCACAGGTTAAGATCCCTGCCGAGTTCGCAAGGGCTTACCTGATCGCAGGTATTAAGCCAGCAATCAACCGCAACGGCCATTGGGAGATAGGCGGCGAAGATCTCGGTGTAGTAGCCGAGGGAAAGACCCCTCAGTTTCGTGGCGGCACGATGGGTATCGAGGTGAGCTATGATAATGGCAAAACGTGGTCTCAGGTAGTAGCCTATACCGATATAGACCCAGACCTGGAAGCTCTTGCCGCGGCTTATACCAAGGTAACGCAGGGCGAAGCTGACCGAGTGAAGGCTGAAAGTACTCGTAATAGCAACGAAGCCGCACGTCAGAACGCCGAAACTACTCGCAATAATAACGAGACGGCACGCAAGACGGCAGAAACCAAGCGACAGCAGGATACCTCCGCCGCCATTACCAACTCAAAGACGCAGACCGACCTCGCTAAGGAAATGAACGATCATCCACCCAAAATGGGAAGCAACGGAAACTGGTGGCAATGGGACCTCTCCAAGCATGAATATGTCGATACGGGTGTCATTGCTCGAGGCGGCGCTATGTATCCGTCATTCCGCCAGCATCGTAACAAGTTACTTATGATTGATTACGGAAGCCATGTCGCAGAACATGTTGTCAAGCGTAGAAACAAGTTAGTCATTAAAGTTTAATAAATATATGGCAGATAATACAAATATCATTGTTGTTGGTAATGTCGCCTTCACCGATCAAGGTACCTGGAAGTCGGACTACTCATATGAAGAGGATGGACAGACTGTTAGGGGCTACGATGAAGGGGATATAGTTCATACATCTACAGGAGTCTATGCGTCACTGGAGGATGGTAACACAACAACTCCTTCGGATACAAACACCAAATGGCGCAGATGGCTCGATAAGACACCAACCATCAAGGCACAGAGTGCAGCCGACGATGCCAACAAGGCAGCAAATCTCGCTCAGAGTGCAGCCAATACTGCACAAGAGCAGGCTACAGCTGCAGCAGCACAAGCAGCTCTAGCAGAGACAAAGGCTACAGAGGCAGATGCTGCCGCCAAACGAGCCGATGCCAAGATTGCACAGATGGATGGATTGGCAGGTCAGATAGCCACAGGCTTCATCGCACCATCGCGTATGAACCTGACCTATCCCCCGGAGATAAGCCTACGCAACAAGGTGGCACAGCGCATCACAGCCCAACTCATACCGAGCTACCTCCCTCAGAGCGTGCTCTTCCAGCGTGCCGAGGGCGACTCGCTGGTGGCAGACCCAAGCGGCAACCTCATCGTCAAGGGCGAGGGCACGACCAAGTTCTGGGTCATCCCCACAGCCAACACACCGCTTTGGCAAGAGGTGAGCATCACTATACACCAGCCACGCCTTCGCCTGTCGGCATCGGGAAAGCTACGCAAGGTGGGCTCATCATTACGCATCATTTAAATCACATTGTTTAATCAATTAAATACAGTTTAATTATGGCATTAACATCAGAAGAAGAGGCTAAGGTCAAGGCTATCATCGCAGCCTTCGACGGGGCGCAGCAGGTGGCAGACCTCCCTGCTGCCGACACTTCCTCGACAGACAAACAGATTGAGGTCTACGATAGAAAGACGGGCACGGCACAGCAGATGTCGCTCAAAGACGCTGTAGATATGGGACAGAATCTTTGGTGCGGGCGTGTCTGGAATCTAGACAACGCAACCCCTCAGGCAGCAACCTATGTGGGATCGCTTGAGCTCTTGAGAGAGCTGCCAATTCAGCTTGGTCTCGGTTGCTACCTGGTCAAGAATGACCATAGCCGCCGAAAACTCGACTCCAAAGATCATCACAAATATGCCACAGGAGAGGCTGCAAAGCTAGACGGATCAGAGGGACATTATCAGTGGGGATGGAACCGCAAGTTCTATCTGGTTTTCAAGACTGTAGGCCGTCTGTTCTATATGAAGGTTGGACTTACTCCAATCAAAGGTGAATATAACTACACAATCCCTATCGGCTCACGTTCTGCCTCTGGCCATGCCACTTTAGAGCGCAGCACAGGTCGCCTCGTTAGCTTCCTTAATACAGGCGCAGACTACAGAGGTGGCAATAACGATGCCACCCTCGACAACACCAACCGCTCGTTCCTCGGCAAGCCAGCCTGCAACCAAAGCACAGAGTACTGGCGAGCTGCGGCCAGAAAGAACGGCACGGGGTGGCTCTGTTCCTCGATGCGCCACTTCGCCGTGACCGCTGCGCTCTTCGGGGTTATCTTCGGCACCCACTACGCACAGGCGGCAGTCAACACAAAGCGAGATGCAAACGGACTCTATCAGGGTGGTCTTGGTCCTGGCGTGACACAAAAAGACTGGAGTGCGTGGAATAGCTACAACGGCTGCCGCCCGATCGTCCCGATGGATGCCGGTCTCGACCTGGGCGATAGCTGCGGAGAGACTACCGTCAATGTACTCAACGATGACGGCTCTACCTGGTATGCGGCCAAGGTCAACTCCTTCTTCGGTCTTAAAAACTCTTACGGTCATCTCTGGTATCATATGGATGATGAGTTCGTAAGGGTCAACGAAGATACGACAGTCACCCACCTCGTGGCACCATCTATCTATGGCACATGGACAATCGGCAACGAGACGGGTATGAAGGCCTACAGCACCTCCATCAAAAAAGGTGAAGGATGGGCGACCATGCTCTCCATGGACAACCTGGAGAATTTTCCAACGGCCGTCGGAGGCAGCCAGACTACCTACTGGTGTGCTTATTATTGGAATACGTCCGGCGCAACAAGCGGTTTCCGTCTCTGCCTTCGTGGTGGTAGTGTTAGCATTGGTGGTCGATGCGGTCTTTCGTCGCTCAACGATCTCGTTGATGTCTCGGTTGCCATCGTGAGCTGCGGCGCCGCTCTCTGCGAAGCAGTAGAGGAGTGGCCAGTCGAACCAGTGTACGTGGCGGCCTAAAGATTTCATGAGTTTGCTGGGTGTACATAAGATTACTGGGTGTACATAAGAGACCTGAGTACACACGGCGAAGCCGAAGCACCCAGCGAGCTCTGCTCGCTTCAATAACCGCCTTTGGCGGTCGGCGATAAAAAATTTTAGAAAAAAGTTCTTTGACATACTTCCATACCGATTATTTTTAGTATCTTTGCAGCGGTATTCATAATAATACCAGGTTGTGACCCTAGGTGCTGGTTTCCGTCTCTGCCTTCGTGGTGGTAGTGTTAACAATGGTGGTCAATGCGGTCTTTCGACGCTCAACGATAACGATGATGTCTCGAATGCCAACGTGAACTACGGCGCCGCTCTCAACTTTAACATATCTCAATACGGGGTGTTTGCTCTCCGTTCGAGACAACAGGGTCAGACCTCGCCCCATGGCGAAACATACACATAGTTCATCTAGCTGGTAGATGATGACAATAGGGTCATCCGGTCGAAGGTTATAGGATAAAAAATAGCAGACAACAGACATTACACAGTTTCACACAATTACACAGACATTACACCGCTTATGAAAAGATTTGGTAACATTTCTCCACAAGTCGAGACAAATGACAACTTTCGTCGGGCTTTCTATAATTATGCCCGACAAAAGATGTCTCGCAGGGGTGTGCAGGAATTTGATGCCAATCTAGATCATAACATAGAGCGTATGCTTGAAGCATACGCAGCCCAGACTTGGCATACATCAGGGTATGTACCTAAGGATATAGAATACCCGAAGCATCGCCAGGTTAACAAGTTGCCAGTCATAGATCATGTCATGCAACACGCAGCCCTCAATCCTGTAGAGGATGATATACGTAACACCATCTACTACCATTGCCCTGCAGGCTCTAAGGGCAAGGGCACTCATTATTTCTACAATCTTATTAAGAGAGATATATTCAACTCTCCACAGCAAGATACATTTTATTGCCTTCCTATTGATATTCACCACTATTTTCAGTGTATAGATCACAACTTGCTCAAGAGTGAATATCGCCGCAAGATTAAAGACAGAAAACTCCTCTCCTTTATAGATGAGATAGTTGACTCGTTCAACCCAGGAATCGTACTTGGAGTAAAACTAGCCCAGCTACTGGGTCAGCTCTTTCTCGCCCGGTTCGACTATCTGGCACTCAGATGCTTCGATATCATCGACGACCCTGAAAAATTCCACTATTGGCAAGCTCGCTATGTGAGCGACATGCTTGTTACCTGTCGCACTCAGCAACAGGCTCAACTACTATGTGGGGGGGCAGCTTTCTTAATGAGCGTTTCGAAAAGTTCTGCCGCCATGGACTCCATCATTATTATCGTTTCATGGATAACATCTATATTCTCCATGAAGACAAAGTTTTCCTGCGTCTGATGGCGGAGTTAGCTGTCATGCACCTAGCTCGTGATTGGCATCTCTCAATAAACAAGTCGTGGGGAATCCATCGAACTTGCGATGGTATAGATTTTTGTGGACAGGTCATCTATGCCGACCACGCACTCTTGCGAAAACGGTTTAAGCATGATCTCTGCAAGCAGGTGGCTAATCTTCGCAAACATGGGTTTACACAGAGACAAATAGAGCTCAAGGCAGCTTCACGCCTTGGGTTAGGAATTCACGCCAATTCAAAAAACTTATATAAAAAAATCGGTATGGAAAGATTCGGAAAACTCGTTAAGGCTCGCAAATCTCGTGTGCCTTTCGAGGGAATGCAAAAATCACAGCAGCAGTCCATTGAGGACATTATCTGCCATGAGGGACAGGATGAGAACAAATTCCTCATCCAAGTGATTGATTACAAGGTTGACGACTCTGTCATAGAAAAAGAGGTCGTACAGGTAGAAGAGACCGCTGCCGATGGCAGCACTCATTTGGTCAGCAAAGAGATGCCTAAGAAACGTCTCTCACTGCGCTATCGTATCATCGACCATTTTGAAGGAGAGAGCGAGGTCTGGCAAACTGTAGAGCACTATCTATATACAGGTTCCAAGATTCTCATAGATCAAGCCCTAAATGACTTCTGTCGTGATGAACTTCCATTCTCCACCGTTGTCGCAGAACTGCACAACAAGTTTAAAAAGAAGTTTTATAAATTTACTTAACGATGAAAAAGGTATATTTATCTCGCAAAAGTTACGTCAGATTTGACGAGGACCATTTCCTGCTTTACATTGGTGAGCAGAAAGTAGAAAACTATCATCCCGAGACTTCCGGTACTTCAGATACAAAATCTGAAGCTTCAGATTCGGGTAAAACCGCCTTCAGTTACGAAGGTGATGAAGCCGATGGTTCTACCAAGATTAAGGCAAAGTCTGCTACTTACGGTGATTTCACGGCAGGTTTGGTACGAACCAAATACAGCCAGAATCAGGTAGAGGCAATCTTGGCCAATCGAGGAGATGGAGATAAGAGCCACGAAGCAGAGTTCGATGCTTATCAGGCCTGGAGAATACAAGCCAAGCAGATAGCCCAAGAAGTTCTTGCCAGAGAACTCTAA